CACCCGGTTGCCCAAAATCTATATCTCTTGTTCTAAATTCTTGACTGGTTGAAGCAGAAGAGACTGGTAAATATTTGAAAAACTCCACATTAGCACTTCCGTCATATTTACCAACGGTTAAATTATTATTCCAGTCTGTTATAAAGTTTGTATAGTGAGCGCTATCTGTAAACATACCCACATTATAAGCCCACCCATCAGAATCAAAATCGTATATATATGCTCGATGGCTATAAGTGCTTGAGTCTTTTGGCGACCTCATTACTATTAAAGAGTTACTCATAGGATCGTAACCAATCATAGGGTCTTTTACGTTAGCACTACCCCTACCTAGTTCATGCCATGCATCCGCACTATTGTTAGAAGAAATAGCTATTCCTAATTTTCTTTCCGTTAGGTTTCTAACCCTACTCCCATCATATAAAAAGCAACCCGCATCATTAACCCAAGCTATTCCAAACTCTGTTCTTGTAACACTAAATGGGAATGCAACACCATAATATTTTACTGTATCTTCCAGATACCAACTGGCGGGACTCGGACTAGCTATGTTTATAATATGTACAAGATTATGCTTAAACGCTAATAATCTATCAGCAAACGATTCTAATGCGGTGTATTCCCCATAATCCCCTTTAGATACATCTATAAAATTATGTGGTAAGAAAGTATCAAACCTTCCTATTTCACTGTACATTATTCTATCACCAAATTTTTCAAGAGCCCCTGTAAATCCAAATGTTTTAACATTTGCTATAAATGTTCTGCGACCAGCTACAATTGAAGCTTTATATAATTCACCCTTACGACCTATAGACATAAATTTTACATCTGGCCCATACCCATTTATTGTATCATATGTATCTAAATTAGGCTTGGTAGAATTACCAACAGCGGCTCCTAAAACATAATAACCATTATTACTATCAATTGTCCATCCATCATATTCACTATCTAATGATGTTCGCATTCCTTTTTCTATATGTATATCTGCAAGTAAGGTTAAATCATCATCGCTATTTTGTTTCCTTATATATATTCTACCACCAGATATTCTACCGCTATAAAAATTATCTGCAAAAACAGACACGCGTAATGCTTTACCACCACCTGCGGCGTGTGTAAATGCCGCAATTGTATCTTCGCCATCACCCACTTGCACAGGTAATGATTCTTGATTCTCATCATATATAAAGCTTTGATGGAACTCATATGTATCCGCTTCCCATTCACCATCTTGAGTTCCGTCTGTAATCGCAATATTGAAACCAATACCTCTTGTTAATATTGTCCCTTCATGGTCGAGATAACTGTCGGGCGCTGTACCTAATAGATTACCACCATGAGAACGGCTATAAGTAATAGAAGAGCCTGTCCCTGCTGTTTTTTTACAAAATAAAATTTCAGTAGGTGCGATATTAGTTGCGGTAGCTATAGTAACTAATTCTGATAACTCAGCCTGATCTAAAATAGCTGTATCGCTAGTGTTTTCAAAAACAAACGCTTCTGATGTCGTGTTAACCGCTCCTTGTAACCTTAACTGACTTACGCCATCTTCTTTTCCTATAGTAACACCCCTGTTATCGGTGTTGTTATAATATCTAGCAATGTCCCCAGCAGAATGATTTGTATGTCCGAACCCATAAGAAAAATCACCAGAACTTTTTGGTGGGCTTAACATGTTTGGATGTTCTTGCCATTCAGAGAAAACCAATCCTTTACTATTGGAAAATTGTTGTCTTTGTATATAACCATACCATTTTATATAACTAGTGCATTGTTCATTTATATTACATACACGCAATGCTTCATCTGCAAAGTGAAATATATATTGAGCATCATCTCCATCTAAAGTGGGTGATATAGCCGATTCAGTCCAACCATCCGCATTAGTAGGGCTAACACCCACATAATCTGTAGTAGCATTGTTTGACCATACGTCAATACCACCTGCGGAATCCACATCTCCTAAAGCTACAAGTTTATCCCCCGGTGCTCTTATAACATTTATTGATGGGTCGGTTGATCCAGCTGAATCTTCATCGGTTACCCCTGCACCTTTCAAAACATAATATACATCACTTCCACTAGTAGATATATCGGTAACAGTAAACACACCATTATTACTAGCGGTTCCCGATACGCGAATATTATCTCCTATTTTTATAACACTACCTGTATAAATAGTGCTATAAGAAGCATTAGTACCTCCAGTTATTTTCATATAACTTTCTAAGGGAGCACCCATAATTAACTCGCAGTACCGCCCTTACCAGTTGTAGGTGGTGGGTCGGGATTTGAATACACATTTTCAAAAAGAATATTTCCATTACCAGTACCTATAACTAAAGCAGTTCCACTTTTAGTTTCGGTAATAGCCCCATCTGGAGTGCCACTGTGATCTGATTCAAAATAAAACAACCCATATCCACCACCACCGTTTAAATTAGCAACTCTAGCAACTATATATTCTGATAAATCTGTACTTCCATCTTGATCTTCTATATGAGCATATAATTTACCAGCAGTTTTTATCTTGCCTAAAGAGTCTATAGACATATTCTCTATCCAAGAGCATTCATTTTCTTTTAAATCTCTCGGGTCTTGTCTAGAGTTTATTCCGCCCGAGAAATCTCTAATCGTATAATATTGTTTTGGCACTAAGCTGACCTCACTAAGAAATCCTCAACAGTACCGCGTCCTGCCATACTGTTATAATACTTCTTCCAATAATTAGCCTGCCCTTCAACGCTAGATGGTAAAGGTTTAGGTATTCTTCTATAATGTAAGCGACACATAGCTATCTGAGCGGCTATATTTGTCTCTAATATAAAATCCCAATCTTCTTCTTTTGGGTCTACAAAATAAGACAGCTTAACATTGGTAGCTTCCGCAACCCTTTTCATTAGCTTTTTTCTGTAAGCTAAATAGTTTTTACATATATCTACCGCTACCCATGATTCGCATTGAAAAAGACCTCTAGCGGGGCCTTTTATCTGGCGTAGATACTTGTATCCACTTTCTACTTTCCCAGTCTTGTAGACTAAATCTAGAGCTTCTGGAGAATATAAATCCATACTCTCCATCACCCTTTTAATCAAATCCTTTACTTGGGGTTCGTTTAACAAACTACTTCCCCTCAAAAAGACCATGCAACAGATCAGTAACAACATCAACGACTTTTTCAAAAAACACCTGTTCCTTTTCTTCCGATACAAATGGAATGTCTATTTTAGCATTAATAGCTGAGGCAATCTTCTCTTCCATTTCTTTGGAATTCAATTGACTCATCATGTCATCTTTAACCTTATCAGCTTGAGATTCTGCCAGTTCAACTAGCATTTTTTTAATATCCATTACTTACTCCTTATATTTTTTATTTTAAGTATTAAATACCATATTGTTAATAATCCAATTACAACCTGTAACACATACGGTATCGTGTCAATTAAAAATATTCCAGTGCCTACTAAATTCGCCGACACCACGCGTATAGAATCTTGCCCTATCATTTGTTATCCAACTTTCCTTTTAACCAGTTAATTCCACTGCCATTTTCTTCGATTTTAAACATAAGTTTTTCCGTTCTTCTTTCACCGCTATCTGCAATTCTATCAAAAGAATTATCCAGAACCTTTTCATGTGAATTAATGCGGTCTATTAACTTCACTACAATTTTTCTATTTTGTTGTACTTCATCTTGTACTGTTTCTCGAACTTGTTTTATTTCAGTTTCAAGGTCTTCCATTTTATTGTTAATAAGCGTGTCAAAGAAACCCCTAAACCAATAAAGCATTCCAGAAAATAGTATGACCATAACGCCTATTACGCCATATTCTGCATACATTTCTGCCATATATTGTTCCCATTTATATTATTAATACTCCACACTCACATAAGCCATTGGAGTAACATTAGCTATATTCTGAGGAGCAAAGCTTGCATCGCTTACATACTCTCCCCATACTTTCTTTCCACCTTCTATTTTTATTGGTTGTATTCCAGACCATATGATAGAATCACCCTGCATGCAATATGCATGGAAATAAGCATCATAATTCCCTTCCTCTATTAGATATATATAATAGGTGAATACTGGTCGCCATGTGTCGATATCTGCTTGTTCTGCCTCTGCATAAAAATATACTGGTACTTTGTTTTCCGAATCTATTATTCTTTTTTCAACAGTTAAATATCTATCTTCACATGCCATAAAAGATAATCCAATACAGCTAAATACTAGAAGGACTAATATAAACTCTATTATATCCCAAACCTTTTTCACTTCTTTTTCTTTCTCCAGCTTAATGGATTGATATTAAATTCTTTTTCATAAAACTTTACTCGCTCTTCCAACTTTGCAAATTCTTCTTCTTCATTCTCAATGTGCTTTGATAGTAATTCTTCAATCTTATTACTTGCTTCTAACATATTGCTTTCTAGTTCAATAAAGCGATTATAGAAATAAAAACCTTCACCAACTAATCCGCTCATAAATATAAACAAAGCAATAAACCCTTCTTTACCTATTGGTGCGTTCTCCCAGTTTATAAATGAACTCTTTGACACTATATAACCATCCATATCGCTAATCCAACCTCTACGATTAAATCAGACAACGTATTATTTATCCATTTTTGTTTTGAACCATAAGGTTCCCAATTTTCAATATAATATTCAGCAATCTCCCACAGTAACCCTATTATAAGTACAGTCATTACCGCTTCATAACTGTTTGCTCCACACCATAAAGATGCTTTACATATAAAAGCCCCTGCCGCCATGTGAACAGCTGTCCAATGATCTAGCCAACCATGTACTTTTAGATATTCAATTAATTTATGATGAACATTTAGTTTCATTATTTCTCCAAAGTTTTTGCACCAGTAAAATCATTTACCTTTATCTTATTTAATAGTACCGCCTTAGTATCACTATTGTTATAACCAACATCCCGCCTATCATAAAAATCCTGTATCTCAGATTTTGTATTGTCGGATGTTGGATACTCAGATTGAGCTGTGGCAATACCGTTTATTAAATGATGAGTACCTAACATTAATCTTCCATGTCCACCACTATGTTTTTTAGCACACTCAACATTGTAAAATTCTTCCGCCACTTTAAAGCTGTTTGTTTTCTTTTCTACACTACCATCTACATCAACAAAATAACCATAAGACGAAGGGTAAGTCAGGGTTTCGGTAGAACCATCCCTGTAAGTTTTTACTCTTTTAAGACCCGGTGTCACATTCTTATGAATGCGTACTCGATGACCCTGACTGCACCTTCTTACAATCATGCTTCCGCTTCTACCTCTTCTGGTTCAAGAGACTTTTTCAATTCAACGACACCTTTCTGGTGTTTTTCAGAGAAAGACTTCTCATTCTCTGCTAACTGTTCTGCTATAAACCTGTTTGTAGCGAGCTTATTTCTGACATCATTAACGTGGTCTTGATGTCTCATAACTTGCCCAGCCATCTCTTTTTGTGTATCTGTCATATCTTCGATAACATACTCTTTGCCATCAAGATTCAAAACAGGCTTTTTTTCTTTTTCTTTTTTAGCCATTATGACTCCTTGTCTTTTTTGTTATTGTTAATAACACATCTGCTAAACCATCCCATTCCAAAACAAATGAGACACATTATCAGAAGTGCTATGTTTTCCATTATAATTTCTTGAAATCTTCGATAGCCTTTGCAAGTCCATCGCTTTGAGCTTTAGCTCTTGCCATGTCTGCATCGTAACGTGCTTTTTCACTCTCTAATTGAGATAGTGAATATTCACGCTTACTATCATCCATAGCATCACCAGACTCAGCATTCCATCGTTTCTGACTCAAAGCAACGTATTCACGTTCCTCTTTAGCTGACGCTTGTCTTACGACTTTACCATCTGAATCTTTCACTTCTGAAATTGCTTCTCTTACGACTTGCTTCTCTTTTCCCAAAGAGGCTAGTTTGCTAGATTTCAACGAACTGTATTTACTCCAATCCATTTTATTCTCCTGTTATTTTACAAAGTACATTTCTACTGTATCAGAAACGTCTTTCATTTTAATCCAATTACTTGCAACTGGTTGACCTTTAGTCACTGGTATTTGACCAAGCAACCCAACAATATGCCACTCATCACGTTCTTCTCTTGTCTCATATTTTTTAGAGTCATCATAAGAAGGATTTATTTTTTGTCTTTTATTGCTTGGTGTAATTATTTTTGCGTCATCGGGAACTGTTAAATCTTTAGGTATTCTATCACTATGAAAACTATATTTTCTATAATACTTCCCATCTTCATCCTTTTTAAAATCTATCACTCTACCACCCATTGAACCTCCAGTTTCATCTTTACCACGCTTTTTATACTCATCAAGAGATATTTCAATTTCCCATTTAGTTTTTGTGAAGTTCTCCCAAATATGAGCACCATAATCATCTTTCATAAACTTCTCACTCCAATTGTTCCAAGCACAATTTCCAACTACTGTTGATGTATTTGGAGGTCTTATTACCCCAAGAATCTTATCACCATCTGACGCTGGTACAATCTTATCACCATCAAGCTTAACACTCACACCAACTGCTATAGGGCTACCATCCTTGCTTTCAAAATATTCTGCATAATCCCAAGCGTTTGCATTAATAGCTCCATCTGCTTCTATTACACCAACATTACTCATCGTAGTTCTATATGCAGTATTTTCTGCATCGTAGTGAGTCCATGCGGCATCTTGATTTGAATATGTAAGTAGATGTACCCCATACACATTTCCAGAAGGATTAGTATCAGCATCACAAACAATTGCAAGAGGTGTAACATGGTCGCTTAAAGTTGCTCCAGATTCAATATCAACATCGATTTTATGTCCATATGCTATGCTGTCAACTGTTCCGCCATTTATATCGCATTGTGACCTTCCTCCGTATATATTATCAATATCTGCACTTGTCATCTCTCCAATTCCAAAGGCTCCAACAATATCACCAGATTCCTCACCTGTATGAGCACCATTACAATGAGCTTTAAAATATCCCCCATAAAGAGCTCCAAAAGATTCGTCATTATCATTATAAAGTGATACGCTATGAACACCAAACAAATCATCAGCAGAAGTTGTGTTTCCAGCTGTTTTTGTGTGTGCTAATTTTAAACCATAATAAGTGTCTGTAGTGTCAATTGCTGTATTTTCTAAAACCATATTAGCCGCATGAACTGTAGCTCCACTATCTTGAGCCATATATACATCATTAACAGAAGCATTACCAAGTGTTACTGAATTATCTGCTTGTCCTGTAGCATCGTATCCAATTACTGTTTGATTTTGTCCATTAACTCCACTTGCATCAGTATAATTACCAACCATAGTACAATAATCT